ATGGAACACACAGACCATTCATATTCTTCGGGGAGTTCGATGGGTGTTTCACTGTATGTTCTCGAAGAATCGATTTCACCTATATAATCCCCGTGTGCACGTGGCATGGGTTGTGTATTCCAAAATGTGTGCATTTATATCAATACGTGATTTGTTTTTAACCTGGCTTAAAGTTTTAACACGAGTATTTCTTAGAAAATGTCGCTCGAACAAGATTACACTACCGTCCCCGGTCAACTCTACGCCTGCCTTTCTGTGGTAGGCCCAGAATGTCCACAAAAGAATGATAAGTTCGGTATCAAGATTCGTGGTGCGTTCAACTCCCGTGAAGAAGCCGCGTCTCATGCGAAGCGCCTCCAAAAGGAAGACGCGACGTTTGATATTTACGTGGTCGACATGTATAAGTGGCTATTGATTCCACCCGACCCGACTGCTATCGAGGACGTACACTACACGAATGAAAAGCTCGAGGCGTTGATGTCTGGATACAAGGAAAACCAACAAATGGCGGCGAAGATGTTTGACGAACGTAAGCGAGACATGATGGATACTGGTGCGAACACATTCATCAAGCCGGGTGACGAAAACTCAAAGTATTACACGAAACCCGATGAAAAGCCAATCAGTCACCCAGCCGAAGTATTGGAACGATTGAAGAAGGAGAAGCCAGACGTCATCATGGAAGAACTCGTCAAGGAAGCGGATGAAATCGTCGCGAAGGAAATTGAGGCGCGAAAAAAACTACGAGAAGCTGAAGAGTCGGCGGAAGCGCAAATCACGGTAGCAGAAGACAAAGAAGAAGAAGTGAACTCGAAGTAAATAAAAAAATGAGCATATAATAATTATGTTGACCATCGCACTTAACGTGGTGACCATACTTATCGCGCTATACATATTCGGTTTAAACACAAGAGACCGTCAGGTCATGGAGCTTAAACGGAAGATGGAAGAAGAAGATCCATACGTGTCTGCAACAGAAGTTGCAGAAGCTGCATCTAAAGACCCTCTCGTCGTGAGTCGGGCGTATTTCCTAGAATCGAGGGACGAACCAACGACTGATTTCAAAGGATTCTCATCCTGGTCGAAGGATAACTGGTTGCATGGTTTTCCCCATGAAGAAGCCTAATATAAAAGCCACAAAAATAATGGTATATGCCGTTTTATCGAGTGCCGCAAATATATCAACCTTTTCAGGTTGGTATTGGTGATGCATAGGTGGAGGTGGGGGAGGTGGATAATAATACATGGGCTCTTCTTCTTGTTGTTCCTCTTGCCCGCGTTCACTCTCTTTATCCATGATATCGGGTGTGTATTCGATTGGATTTCCTATATCACTCTCCATTTATAATCTGGCGAATTATTTTTTTAAGTATATTATTCCTCATCTTCACTCTCGCAATCATCATCGTCTATGACAAATCCGGCCAAATTCCCGTTTTCGTCAGCGTCTTCCTCATCATCATCAAATTCGGATTCGGTTTCAGATTCAGACTCATAGTCGTCCTCATCGAAGTCCTCGTCTTCGTCGTCGGTGAAATCATCTTCAACCTCTTCGAAAATTTCGAGTCGTTCCGGTTGTTTGGAAATTCGCCCTGAGCGGGTTCTAAGTGTACTCATTTGTATACGATTAGCATTACATCTTTAAGTCCTTCTATATATGTTTTCAAATTCAGCGTTTATCTTTACTATTAACTCGTGTATCTCCTCAACGACCGATGTATCACCGGACACGGATTCAAGTGCTAAATCTTCTAAATTTACGAGTCCGCGTTCTAAAAGTTTTCTCGATATATCTTCGTGTCCACTGTATTCTCTCGCCATGTTTATATTGGCGAGAAACTCTCTATAGAGAACTTCACTCAGGCCTGAATACTTGTGTGTCTTCCTTATGAGATCATCGAGTATTGTTGGGGATGTACCCCTCTTTACGAGTTTAGATGACATGTATATGACTGCGATGAGAAATGCAAGTGCTAACATCTATAATTTACTTGCTATTTTATCTATGAGCATATGTGCGCGATTTTTGCATTTACAGATTCGCTTAATTTCGCTTTTAGATATCAAAAAGGTACACATCTCCTCACACACTTTACATGTGTAATCAGAAGACACTGTGTATTTCCTGATACCTTTGTCTTTTTTGATGTCTCGCACTGTCACGTCACATCCATTTACCATATACTTTTGAATGTAGTTCTTGAGCTCATTTTTAACTACATCATCTGGTTTCGGTGGCGTTGGAAGTCTCTTCGGGGGAGGTTTATACTTTGTGACTTGAAGTTTATCGACTATCGTCGGTGGTAATTGGTGTTTTCTACCCGAAAAGTCTTTACAAAATCCATAAAATCGTCCGCGCATAGTCTCACATCTACAGAAACACTTTTGAAAAATGGAATCCCCTAAAATGTAAAACCATACATGATTTGAACCGTGTGCTCTTTTTGTGTTTTCACAATACCTCGAGGTCGTGGCGACGAGATAACTGTTTTTTTCCTTGTATACATTTTTTATGCGTGCATGTCCTTGGCCTTCCATATTCTTTCGTATGAATGACTCGAGAAGTGCACACGTTTCTGGGTCTTTGAGTTCATTCTTGAGTTGTGCCGCTGTAAAAGAGCCTTCGGACTTATTGGAAGCCCCCTCTATAATGTTTGGTTCGACACCTTCGACTCGGAGTGTTGCCATGTACATAATTTCAACCGTTGGTTCGGAAGATATTCGTTCAAACATGGCGAGCGGTCCATGCTTGTAAACGAAAACGGGGAGATACTCACCCTGTGTCTCCTTTCCATTGTTGCATTCATGACACCCCTTTCCACCACAGTCTTTGTGTGTGACCCACTTGTGTGAGAATGGCATTCTGAACCCACTCCCACGCGTGTTTCTTTCGCTACTTCCATACACAGACAAATCTACGATTTCATTCCAATCTTTGGAACCATACACGAGATTGAGTGTGCCAATCACGTGCTCCCTGAGAGCGATGGCAGAATCTCGATTGACGGGAAAATCGGGCCAATTGATGTGTACACCGGTCTTCATGAGGTCACCCACGGGTTTGGGCTTCGCGACCGAAACGAGTGCATTCTTACCACCATATTTAGAGACTTTATCGCATATGACCTTGCACACTCGTTTTATTTCCTCTATAGTTAACGGGTCGTCATCCTTATAATCGAGATCCACGAAAAAATTATATGCATCGACCGTCTTTTGTTCGACGACGTATATTTTCTCATTTGCTTTCACACATTCCACATATTTTTCATAAAAATCAGTCAATCTATCAAACGGCACGGATAGGACTCCACCGTCCATGAGCACGTGTGATGGATTGGGGTTTTTTTCAAAGAAGCCATGAATCTTACACCACTCCTTGAACATACTTACCAATACATAGTTTTATTCTTTTAATCTTCTTCGTCTTCTTCAAAGTTTCGCCACATCGTCCGTCTATACGAAACGTCTGGATATTGTGGTTCATCTTCTACGAGTTTCTTTTTCAATACCAAAAGTTCGTACACTTTGTCTTCCTTGTGTTCTTCAATAAAAGCATTCGCTTTCTTGGGTGTGTACGAGTGTCTATCGACGAGGAGTTCATGTATTTGCATTAAAATGTAGTTCTTGGACTTCATTATTTAATAGCAAAGGATTTTCTATCCAAAGATGTAACACATGCATAAAATTCTGGGTTTTCTAGAATATTCTTCATGATGCGTTCCCATTGTTTTTTTACCCTGAACTCTTGAAGTGTATCGAACGACATGAAATCGTTTTCGTCATGTGTGCGTTTGATGGGTTGTTTTTGTATCTTTTTTGCTATTGTTTTTTGTTTTTCATCGTTAAATTTCCTTACAAGTTCCACTTGTTCTGGTTTCGTGTAATTCACGAAAAACACGAATACGTTATATTCGAGATCAACCGTGGGACTCTCCTTTACTGTAAATTTAAAGTCCGTATACTCGCCCCGTTTTAAAGAGACCACACCACGAGTCTCTTCTTCAAGTTCTCGGAGGGCACACCGAATCGGATTAAAAATCTCTCTTCGGCGACACCCTCCGGTCACGAATATCCAATCCTTAAAGCGCTTATCTCTCACTGTGAGGAACCTTGGTTTGTCTCCCGTAAATGTTACCGGTATTGCGATTGCTTTATATTTTTTCATTGCGATGTCGCAAGTTATAATCGTTGGAGATGTTAATTATCCCCTGAGTCGGCAATTTTATTTACGGGGACTGGTTCTTCATCGTCATCATCGTCTCCCTCTTCGATAACTTGCTGACGTGGTGGTGGTTGGTGTTGCGCTTGAACGATTTTATTACAGAAAGTTTTGATACCTTCGATGTCGGATTTCGCGTTGGTGAATTCCTTGTACATGTACACCGTCGCCGCAATACAGACGACGATGGCCACGATCGTGAGTGTTTCTCGATCGAATGACAACATATTTATGTAATAGAAACGTTGAATCTTTTTAAGTAGCTTCCTCGTGATTTATGGGAGCTATGAATTTTTCGAGTGTCCTGGATTTTGGGTTGTACGTGAGTACAAAGACAAATGCCAAGAGAAATAAGTACTTCCAAATCATTTGTTATTAGTGTGTAAATAAATTTAATTCGAGTACATCAAACCACCCATACCGTTTTCGATGCGGAGAATGTTGTAGTTCACGGCATACACGTCTTGTCCCGCGGTGAAAGAACCACCGGTAGACACGAGACGCGCGGAATCCAAACGACTGAAGTTGAGCGAACCCGTGGGTTGCAACTTGGAGGTTTCGAGGCAGAATGGGTACAAGAAGTAGTTACCCGCATCACCCTCGATGGACGAAGCAGCCGTGTGATAGTACAGAGACGTTTCCGTGTAGTGTGGCACAGTTGGCTTGGCATCCGTAACATCGGTACCGTTGATTTGAAGCTTGATACTACCCGTAGCGATACCCAAAGCCGTGGCGTCAAACACATTGGACGACGCCAAGAGCTTGATTGGGTGGTTGAAGTTGAGTTCTTGCATAGCACTACCGGATGCGATGGACTTTTGGGTTTGGGTGACGACCATGTTTTGTGGCATGGACGCCAAAGTGGTGCGTTCATCGGTGTCCAAGTAGATGTACTGTGCGTGCACTTCATAATCATTCGCCACTGGTGTGTTCCACGTGATACGCAATTCCACATCATGGTACTGGAGCGCAATCAATGGGATCGCGGATTGCCAGTTTTCGCAGAAAGAGAAGCGAAGTGGGTAGAATCGAGTGGTACTCGTAGAAGAGCGGTCTGGACCCTTGCTTGTGTTTTGGGCCATGATGGTTGGTGCGATGTACTGGGAGAAATGCGACGTTTGATCATCGATGACTTGTCCACCGATCAAAAGTTCAACCTTCTTGATTCTGCTCGCCCATTGCGCCTTGGTGAGTGCGGCTGGGGTGCGTTGTGTAATGTAGGCATATCCGAGGAGATCACCTTTGCGTTCGAATCTAACAGTAGAGATACCACCATTGGTTGGGATGCCCTGGAGCACCTGGCGCTCCACGGTTTGGGCGAAGTTCGTGTGACGACGATAGCTCGAGCGGAAGAAGCTGACTTCGGGTTGGCCGACGAGGTGCGCATCTTGGGCACCGACGGCGACGAGTTGGGCAATACCACCAGACATTTTATATATAGTGAGGTTATTTTTTTATGTGAGGTTATCACATGAATAAACATACTATTGCTCTGGTGCTATCTACCATCGCTGGGTACGCGTATTATCAAATCATGGAGGCATCGTTACCGACCGAGTCGAACTGTAGTTACATGGCGGCGCCCGTGACGGACCTACTGGCGTTTATCTGGGGTTTCGTGTTCGTGGCGTACGGATTTCAATACGATAATGCGATTTTGACGTTCATGGGTGCGAGTATCGTCGTCGAACACGTGTTTCAGCTGAAAAGAAAAGTATAATTTTTACAACCTGGAGAGATTCTAAAAATTAACGGGAGAATGATTCGAACATTCGACTTCCGGGTGACCTAATAAAACATTGGTGTTTTATGAGCCCGACACGCTAAACCTCTGCGTCATCCCGTTTGCCCCCAGAGAGTATCGATCTCTCTTCTTGGACTTACTAAATCCACATTCTACCTTTGAACTATGGGGGCTTTACAATAGTATGATGTATTTATTTATTCAAAATCGCGCACAAATGTTATATTTTTAAATATGGAACAACACATTTAAAAAGATAATCTCACCCACAGAGATTCGAACTCTGGTTGATCGGTTAACAGCCGACATTCCTAACCACTAGAAGATGGGTGAATGGGTCCGGCCTACCCGATTCGAACGGGTGACCCATGGAGGGTTATATCATACTACTACAATCCATTGCTCTTCCATCTGAGCTAAGGCCGGATAAAGCTCCCACCTGTATTCGAAACAGGGTTGTTGGATTTACTTCAATGTTATTCAAAGTCCAAAGTGATGACCACTACACTATGAGAGCCTGGGTTGAGGAGGGGTTCATATCCCCACTTCATTAGTATTACTTTCTTTTTCTTTAAGTTCTTTTGTATATTTAAAATGACACATCACCAATGAGAATAAACCCGCCGCCACATTCGTGATGGTCATGGGTACCACATCGTAATGTATGGAATACACGAGCGCAAACATACTCGCGAGGAGATTCAGGTGTAAAAAGGAGTAGTTTATTGCCTTCGCGTCGTGATTTTTATACACGTGTACGACTTCCGGAATAAACATGATGGTTATGAGTATCGAACTCGCGAACCCAAGCACGTCTATGATCTTCATTTCGACTTCTTTAATTCATCGATTTCTAGTTTAAGCTCCTTTATGGCTTCTATGAGAAGACCTACCATGTTCCCATAGGCCACGGAATACGTTGTATCTTCTGAACCATGTACGACCTCTGGGAGAACTTTCATGACTAATCTTCTGGTAGAATATGTTTAACTGTAGAATTCAATATTAAACTACTCTTAGTCATGTCCGATGAAAGTGTGCCTTCCTTTAGGTGTTTATCCAATTCCTTTTTATAAACCTCGTCGCCTTCGTGTGAAGCTCTACACTGTATAATGTTACGTAACCAAATTTCTACGTCTGGTGTTACGTGCTCGAGGCACTTGTAACACACTGGGCATGTTGTTAATGTAAATGTAGCACTTCCATCATCGTTAACAGTCTTTGTCACATTCAATTCTACACAATCGGTCATTTTATATTTACCCACGATTAAAATAATAATAGTTAAACCGCGGTTAGTAAATGACCACAAAAAATATTATTGCCAGATGAAGCATACATATAAACCGGGTAGCTACTATGGCCTCTCAAAGAAACTGTATCGTTCGCCGCTAATTTAATGGTGGCATCTATACAATTACCATGTTGGTCTATTTCGTAGCCTTTATGTGTGTATATAGCGTTATTTTTGTAAAGGAATAAACGAGATCCGGTGCTACCGGCACTATTGGTATACGCATTAAAACTGAAATGGTATATACCGGCAACCGGTGCTGTAAACAAACCAGTACCGGTGTCGTAGTTACCACTTTGATCAAAATATTCATTATCAAACACAACTGTACCCGTATACGATCTATTTGGGGTGTGGATTTCAGATCTATAAGCGGCAAATGCGACATTATTTAATCGAGCCACACCATTCACGTCTAGACGGTATTGTGGACTCGTCGTCCCGATGCCGACGTTGCCATTAGCTTTGATAATCATTTTGGTGTTTTCAGTAGTTCTATCCGTACTGTTGTTCAGGGTATCGAACAGGATTTGAGCACCTTTCAATCTGATTCTATCTGGGCCAGCGCTGGTTTCGCCATCATTCCCTGAAAACAAGAGAAGTTCTTGTTTTTCAGTGCTGGTACTCCATACCCGACGTTCGATGACGCAATGGTCGTAGGCATTGTCGCCATATGTTCCACCAAAGTAAATGGTCTTTGCGGTTTCATCGCCTGTGTTCGTTCCCACATAGAGGGTATTTCCAGTCACGACATCGCCACTAAAAGTCCCCGTCGTAGTACTTATAGGTCTCGTGAGCGTCCCCGTAGTAATTTTACCCGCGTCGAGGGTGGGGATACGAGCGGTGTCAAGTGTCCCCGAACTTACGTTACTCGCATTCAAACTCGTGAGACCCGAACCGTCGCCCGAAACAGTCGTCGCCGTGATAGTACCCGCACTAAAATTCCCATTTGCATCTCTCGCGACAACCTTGCTGGGTGTATTAGTATCCGTGGCATCTACATCGAATGTTCGGGCTGTACCACCATTATACGCAGAACCACTCAGGTACGAACCAGGTGTAAGCGAGTTGTTCACTTGAGTGGCCGTTGCGGCGTTCCCAGATGTATTTTGAGTACCCGCCGTATTCACACCTGGGAGGTCTATATCTGCAGTTCCATCAAAGGACACTCCACCAATGGTTCTCGCCGTTTGAAGAGCTGCGGCCGTTGCGGCGTTACCGGATGTATTTTGAGTACCCGCCGTATTCACACCTGGGAGGTCTATATCTGCAGTTCCATTAAAGGACACTCCACCAATGGTTCTCGCCGTTTCAAGAGCCGTGGCCGTTGCGGCGTTACCGGATGTATTTTGAGTACCCGCCGTATTCACACCTGGGAGGTCTATATCTGCAGTTCCATTAAAGGACACTCCACCAATGGTTCTCGCCGTTTCAAGAGCCGTGGCCGTATCTGCGTTCCCAGAGAGTGGTCCAGAAATACTCGTCGCCGTGAGAGCCCCAACATTCGCGGTACCGTGGACATCCAATGCGTACGCAGGCGTGCCCGTCCCGATGCCAACTCTACTTTCACTCACATCGACAACGAGTTTATTCGTCCCCACAACTAAATCGTTTGAAAGATTCAAAGTCTGGCTAGTATCTAGATTTTCGAGTGGGATGTATATTATGTTACCCATAGCCGAATGATTTGTGCATTGATAATACAACTTTATTGGTGCATTCATTGGTACCGTGAATGTTAATTTACCTCCACCATTGTCGACTACACCATCTGGATAAGCAGTGCCACCTTGGCTGGTTCTTATTTGGAGGGGATGCGAACCATAATATGTGCTGTTATCGAACACATATACTTGACCTCGTAACAATGTGAGAGTTGGATTATTCGCGGCCGTAGTAAATCCCGGACCACTTACTGTGTATGCGGAAATCCCATTTATACCAAAACTATATTTTCTGAAAATCAAATCGCCATTACCGCTAATAAATGACGCGGACACATTATTACCAATCACATTACTATTGACCGTGACCGCAGTGACGTTATTGCCAATCAAGTTACTATTGACAGTCACCGCAGTGACATTGTTTCCAATCAAATTACTGTTTACGGTGACCGCAGTGACATTGTTACCGACCAAATTACTATTTACAGTGACCGCAGTGACGTTATTGCCAATCAAGTTACTATTGACAGTCACCGCAGTGACGTTATTGCCAATCAAGTTACTATTGACCGTGAGCGCGTGGATAACTGTCGCATCAAGTGCAGTCGTCGTATTCGATAATGTCATCGTTCTATCACTCGAGAAAGGTGCCGATCCACCGGGTGCCAATACTTCCGAAATTGTCTGCAGATCGGGTGTCGGTGTCGCTTGGGAACCACCCGAAAGAATAAAATCGGAGGCTACGATGGTCCCCGTAAGAGTTATTTCGTTACCCGAATAGTTCGATGCATGAACATTTCCACTCGTCCAAAACGTGTTCGAGCCGTATTCATCTATCTGAACATTTGCGCCAATGTCGAGTGTGTGTACGGGTGCTGTATTTAAAACGCCCACGTTCGACGTAAAGTTTACAAAATCTGTATCCTTTGAATTGATATCGTTAACGATTAATTGATCGGTATCTACCGAGCCACTCACAGTCACATTTGAACTCTTGTAATGTTCGGAGTATACATTCCCACTCGTCCAAAACGTGTTCGACCCGTATTCATCTATCTGAACATTTGCACCGATGTCGAGTGTGTGTACGGGTGCTGTATTTAAAACACCCACGTTAGACGTTACTTCGATGAATCCATTTGTTTTTGGGAAAAATTTATCTGCGAGTACGTCTCGGGTGGTGACCGAGTTTGTGATTTCAGTTGTTTCACTTAATACTTTGTCTGCGTAAAGAGTTCCACTCGTCCAAAACGTATTAGATGCATTTTCGTCGATGTACGCTTTAGAACCTACATCTAATGTATGTGTGGGCGTCGAATTGGCGATTCCAACATTAGAGGTCGTCGTGAAACCCGTAATTGCATTTGAAAATTGGACTGTGCTCGATGTAACATTACCTATGTCAGTGATTTCTTGTAAAGTCGTGATGAGCTTGTAATGACTGTCTGCTGGATTGTAGGCTTGATACGCCGCGTCGCCTTCAACTACACGAAGTGTCGTCGTTTCGTAGTTTTTTTCGTATATGTTAGATAACTGTCCTGTGTCACCTATGAAGGGCATGACTACTACTATTAATTACCAAATAAAATACCAGCCATACCGTTTGACACCTTGAGTATGTTATAGTTTACGGCATACACAGTGATCTTTTCACCCGTTCTGAGGGTACCTCGTTGAACGTTTCGGAGCGTTATTTTGGCATCGTCGAGACGACTGAAATTACATGTCCCGGTAGGTGTGTAACTCGACGCATTTTTACAAAAATGATACGCGTAGTACCTCGTATAGAAAGGGCAATTCTCGTTTTCGTCGAATTGATTGATACCAAATTTACTGTGTTTGTAGTTTTGAATGGAGTGAAAGTAGAGTGGGGACATATTTTCCACGAGAGGCGTGGAATTGAGGTATATATCCGCGGTATCGAACGTAAACTTATCATTGAGAAGAATACCACTTTGTGTTGGGTGACCAAAAAACAGGGACTTCACGGGATGATTGAAGAAGGAGATATCGAGATTATCCGATGTATCGTATGTTTGTTTTTGTACTTGGGTCACGATGAATTCATGTGAGTTATCGACGAAATACGAACGTTCTTCTGTATCTAAATACACGTAATTCCCATAAAGTTTCACATCGACAGCCTGCGACACATCTGGGAAATCGATGCGAAGTTCGATTTGGTGATACTGGAGTGCGATGAGTGGCAAGAACATGTCGTGATCGCAAAAGTAAAAGTGGAGTGGCAAAAACCGAGTGTTCGACGTCGAGGTCGCGTTATTAATTTCCTGTGACTTCGTGTACGTCTCGGCCATGTAGTTTTGCCAGATATCTGCGATGAAATCAAAGGGCTGGGAATCAACTTTAGTTCCACCGATGTAGAGATGGAACGTGGATCCTGTAAATTTAGACACGATGTCGGTACCTTCGAGCCATAGACCATCGAGAAGATCACCGTACGACGGGATGATGACGGTAGAATCTTTATTGGTGATGATTTTGATGAGTTTGGGCGCTTGCGAAAAATTCTTGTGTCGCGTGTATTTGGTCCTGAAGAGGGAAACACCGGCGGAATTCGTGATGTACGCATCCTGGGCACCCTTCGCGGCGAGTT